CTCCACCCGTCTGAACTGGATTACCCGTCTTAGCCACTCCAGATGCAGAGCTTCCTGCTACCAGTTGGTTTCTAATAGTGTCAGCGCGCAATGATCTGAAAGATCCGCCATCATCCACGGCAAGAGGAAGTGTTCCTGTTAAGGTATGGGATACCGGAGCAGCATTTGCAGTTATTAGCACAGTCGCAGAACCAGATGTGTATGCTGACATCCTTACTCGTACTGATACATAAGACGACAGAGACATTTTAAAAAGACCGTTAGCCGTAGTAATAGTGGTGTAAGTGCTCTCGGAGGAGTCCTGCGCTGGAGCAGTAAAGAAAGAAGCTCCGTCATTAGACACCTCAAAAGACAGTGTACCCACCCAAGTACCAGCAATCTGAATTGATGCTGATGCCATGTTAAGTGCGGCTAATGTGACGGCTCCATTTAATGCCGATACCACTCCGTTAGTGAACGTCATCGGCTGAACTACATTTATTGCTGTGGTCGAAAATCCTGCCAGGGAGACAGTTGAAACAGGGCTTCCTCCACCAGTCATTAGAATGGTCCTTACAGACCCATCCACCGCTAGTGACAAGGGAGAAGTCTGTCCTGTGGTGTAAGATGGAGCAGCAGTAGTCACCGCCCCTTGACTCAAAGTTCCCGATTGTCCCGAAGTGGTAGAGCCTTGCGTCTGGGTTAACTTGGCTAAACTTGTCTCCGTAGCCGCCCCTGCCGGCAAAGGAAGAGAAGCCGCACTAATAGGCTGAGTTACTCCACTCCCATCTACAGGCTGTCTTCCCGACACAAGAGAAGGCGTTTTACTATCCATGCTGCTCAGCGAAGTAATCTGAGTATCTTGTCTTGCAGAAGTGCTTGCACCTGTGGGTAGACCGATACTGCCTACGCTTACGGGCAAAGGATTGGTAAGCTTGGCATCTATGCTACTCAGACTCGCGTTACCCGTTACTTGATTCGCTGATGTAGCATTTCCGCCGCCACTAACTATGTTGGAATTAATACTAGTCAAAAGAGCTGTTTGCTGATCTTGTTTGACGCTGGTAGATATGCCTCGGGGATACCCAACCACGGCAATATCACTCGGAGTGACAACCGCAAGTGCCTGTAAAGAAAGAAGTAAAAAAACAAGTAAAATGTTTCTCATAGGCCCCCAAGGGTAATCTATTTTTAGTATACCGCAATAAAAAACCCCGAACCACCATAACAGTGACTCGGGGCTAATAGGGTCATCGCAGTTGGTAGAAGAAGCTCATTTCAGACCCATTACAGGTGAAGTGCTTAATCTCTCTCAGCTCGCCTAAACTTAGAGTAGGATTACCCCAAGCCGTTTTGCGCGGCTCGGGGCACCCGAAGCGGGAACACCTACAGGCATTAACGGAATTCTATCACTTACAGACGCGATCAAACAAATTATCTGACAGCTTAGGAGCCAGCCACTTGTACATGGCATACTCGCCGGCATTGGCCGCAGGTCCACATAAGAACGCAGCTATGCCTGAAGTTCCCACCATGCAAGGAATATCTATCACCCAATAAGTAAGCACAGGCACTAGACCGTAGTAGATCGCTCCCCCTGAGAAGTGATTCCGATACTCGTCCTTACGGGTTATGGTGACTTGATCCATCAGAAAGGTGCAAGGCTTGAACACTACAGGAATGCAATAGTTTAAAGTCTTAATATCAGACAGATGGAGAGACTTGCAGACAGACACTCCAAGGATAGCTTCCAACTTGTTGTAGAAATCGGCAAGCCATTCGATAAGAGGCTTATGATCGCCAATGTCTCTACTCTCAACGGCTCGGGATAAGTAACTAGAGAACTGAAAAAAATACTCCGCATCGTACCTATCGGCCATCTCCCGAAACCCCTGGCGTCGTAACTCTTCTGTGGCTCTGCTGACAATGTTAGCAAGTGCCCAGTCAGTTCGCCGCGCCAGGGGGAGAAGATCTTGCCTGTCTAACTCCATACGCAATTCTCTAGCCTTACTATTGCCATGACTCTTAGCCGAAGGAACTACGTCAGGCTCAGTCATAGCAAAGAGAGGAGCACAAATTAACAAGATCAGTAGTTTGTACATGGGTGCCTCGGATGTTTGCAGGAGTGCAAGCTTAGTGTATCAAGGCTTCAGTCTCAAATCTAGAGGGGACTCTTCTCCAGCCATTAACATGTCATCCGGTAATTTATGGACGGTAATTAGCTCTATTCCGTTTTCCTCATGGATCTTACTCGTATAGGCTATGAAATACTCTCTACCCACATCATAGATAACTGACTTGTGAACAGCCTCAATAGTGAAACTGTCACCCACTCGCATGTTACGCATAACATGCGAAAGCATTTTTCCTATGGCTCTCCTAGGTACTTCGATACCTTGAACAACCGTAGGCGGTAACATCAGGCCTCTACTATTTTTACCCTCGATAACTTAAGGTAGTAAGTCTTTTTAGAGGATAGTTTTTCTTCTTCGATAGCTGTAATCCACAAGTCATCCCCCTCCCGAACCCGTAAATAAACGATAGAACTATTGTCAGGGGAAACACTAACAGATACGAAATCAGAACTAATCTTAGCATAGTAATCACCTTTTCTTAAACCCGTGGCCCTAACAAACTCTAACCTGCTATTAAAGAAACAAGGAATACCTTCCCATGTCTTAGCCTTGATCTTAACCACCAATACGCACGGCTCGCGGTAAGTAAAACCGTCGTCTGTAGCCTTCTTATATGTGTTACGGATAACTTCAGTGTCTATACTTAGGATAGTAACGTGGTATTTCCTACTCTTGCCGGTAGGAGGACGGTACTTAGCATAGGGATTCTTGGCTCGGGGCTGCTTAACTTCCAGAGTAGAGATAATCATAGAGCAGATAAAGCATGGTGCTTACTGAACTGCAAGCTACTTTACGAGGTTCCAACAACCCTAAGAATCTCTTTGATATCCTTTTGCACGATCTCCAAAGACTTCTCTATGGGGCCTAGCACTGTCTCTAAATGCTGGAAGGATACAAACTTCTCATGCAGCAAGGAGTCTTCCTTCTCATGAGACTTTAACTCTGATTCAAGTTCATCAGCCTGCTTCTCAAGCATCCTAACCTTCTCTTTGAGAATTCCAAAACTTATACCCGTAAATATGATGGACGTGATTAAACTGGCAATCGTGGCCCAAGTCTCTATTGTCATGAAATCCCCAAGGTTAATGGGTGAGATTCATTGTAACTCGGTTATTGACTCGGGGCTAATTCTTTAGCATTGGGGGGATCATTTCAGGAGCAGCAACGTAAACCATATTACAAATGTTATTCGGCTCTAGGTCGTCAAAGTAACTGCACTGACACTTAGACTCGGATCGGAACTGAAAGTGTATGTCCTCTATAATAGAGCACTTTTGAGCGTCTAAAACCTTCTTAAATAGCTGCACTATTTTGGGCTTCATAGATCCCCCCTATAGAGATGCATTTCTATAGAGGGGATAGTAGCTACTCAAACAAGTAACCAGCTTCTTTAATAATGGCTTCAGAGTTCTTATCTCCGACAGTGTAGGGAAAACTTAGATTTAAATACTTAAGAACTAACCGAACATCTGAAAGATTCTTGATCTTACTTACATTCAACTTCTTAATCACTGGAACAGGTGCCACTTGCTTCGGGGCTTCAACAACAGCCACTTGCTTCGGGGCTTCAACAACAGGCTTTGCAGAACAGCTTGCAAGCAACAAAAGACAAAAAAGATACTTCATCTAGACTCCTTCGCAGGTTATGGCTTCACATTGCACAATAATATGGGTGATTACCTCGCCTCCTGGCAAGTATTTTGGAGTGGCAGATTTTACATGCTCTCCAGGGGGGCATTCTATTTTCTCAAGCGTACCGAAAGAATACTCTTTGGTTAGCGTTGACTTTTGAATGCATTCACTTCCGCAAGCTGGCAACAAGAACATTAAGGGGAATAGGTATTTCATTTGGCTCCTTTAAATTTCAAGCACGCAACACAGGTAACTAGCCGCCAAAAGTAACTCACGTCTTCGTGAAAAGTATAGACGATAAATCCTCTCAAGTTTTTCTTGTCTAAGTTTTTGTTCGCTATGACTAGGGCTTGTTCTAGGGTCATTTTTTGTACGTCCTTGGTTCAAATTCAGACTTATGTGTTTGGGAATAACTAATCAACTGACGAACCGCGAAAATCACTTCTCGATGTAGTTCTGGGTCAGTGAGAACTACCTTCCCTCTGATGAACAGAGTGCCATCCTCACACAGAGTTAGAATTCCATTCTTGCCAAGGGCTAGAGTATTTTCAGAGGTGGTCTCATAAAGGCCCGCACCCTCACCAATCATTATGCTGTCACTAACCCCTTTGGTTCCCTTTGAGTGCTTGGTGCAGTCTGGGAGTGGCTCAGATAACTCTACGTTGTCGTGCCCGCTTTTGTTATGAGTCAGTGGGGGATGGTTGTACGAGTAGATTAGACCCGTGGTAATCCCAGCTAAAAGTAATGAAAATAACATTATTGGACGGTTCATTTATCCTCTTTCGGAAATATTTGACGCATCGGGAAAAAGAGGTGTCCCGCCACCAGGCCAGTGACGAACACAACTACCGGCGCTTGCGGCCCTATGATCGATACCACGTAGGAAGAGATAGACCCATTCACGCCTCCTAGCACAACCATCCCCAAATCAGTAATGCCAGCAGCTATGCATAGGATAAAAATAAAAAGCCCAACTTTATTCATCTCGTATTTCATTCTTCCTCCAAATTAAGCGGCTACACCGCTTGTGATGTAAACCGAAGTTACACCTATTTTGATGTAACCCAAATTAAGCGGCTGGCTGGCTATGGTCGCTTTGGTAGATTCTACCGGAACCCACGACCTCCAGGCCATTGAACTAACACACGGAGAGTTAGCACCAGCCGTCATCCCCCTCGTGAGAGAGGGAAATTAAATTAACAAACCAGTGCTGCCATCTTAGTTAAAATTCATTTCATCTGGGAAAAACCAAAGCCCGCAATCTAAACACTGTGTCTGTTTCTTAATCTGTCGCTCAGCCCAGGAAAACCAATTCAAGTATCCAAGCACCTTCTTACTGTGGCGCTCACATGGATTGTGGCGGCACTTAACCGTTGGACAATCACAAGCCCGCATCAATTTCATTTCGTTTCCTCACCCTGTGCCAAGGCTTGACTGGCCATTCTCCCATACGGCGTCCCAGTCTCTTCCGCTATCATTTCCAACGCACTTTTAAGTTTCCTTACCTCTGCGATGAGTTCTAAAGCCTTGATCGCACTGAACATCGGTGGTAAATCGCTATTTCTTGTGCAGCTAGCCTCCAATTTATCTAGGTCGATCATTTTCTGTAGCATATTCTGCCATCATAGAATTAAGCCTGTCATCATCTATGCCGTTCAATTTTTCTTCTATCGCTGCAAGCACAAATGCATTCTGACTGCACAAATTAATGTGCGATCCGAGGCTTATGGCTCGGGCAAAAATGTCGGTGTACCTGAGTAATTTTGTCTTCATTTTTTGGTTCCTATCGTGGCAATCGGTTTTGTACTAAATAAACCATTAATGGGTGCTGATGCAATTGATTTATATGATAGTCAGCTCCAGCTGCTAAATCCGCCACGATAGCGCCACGATAGAAAATGGAACTTACTTCTTATATATTACTTACTTATATAACTTTTCTTAAGTGGTTTGATAGAATCTCTAAGAGTTTTAATATTTGAAATACGACTAGTTGTATATCGTAGTTGTTATACCATATAAATGATATAGGCCCTTTTTTCTATATAAGGGTTTGAAGGGGTGTTTTCGTGTCTACCGTGGCAAAAGTGTCTTAAGTACTGGTAATCAAAAGAAAATCAGACTTTCCTATCGTGGCAATTGGCAGGTTTTGCATTTTCTATCGTGGCCGAAGTGCTTGCACCCCCCCTGGAGAGGCCTTTGTATGCTGGGTCTTGCTCGCTGCCACGATAGAGGTAAAATTTTTGACGTCGTTTATTAACTTGCACTTCTGTACTCTCAAGAAATGAAAAAGAAACGCAAGACCATCCAGGCGGTGGCTAGCGCCAAACGTAGGCTAGCTGCTGACAGAAAATCAATCCTATCTGCTGAATTTTCAAAGGCAGAAACTCAAGAACATAAAAAAAAGTGCGAGAGCAAATTCACTTGGCGTGAAGAACGCTTCATTGAGGCCTATGTGCTCAATGGAGGCAACGCTTCTGCGGCCATGAGAGAGACAGGAGCCTCTAGATCGTCGGCTGGGGAGCTAGGACATCGCATGTTGAAGGATGTTGAAATTCTGCAAGCAATAGAGCAAGAAAAGATAGACTTGCGGAAACGCTTGCACTTTTCTCGTGACCGAGCTTTGGATATTTTGGTGGGCATGGCCACTGCTGGAAATGATGACTTCACAGAAGTGCTAGCAGATCCGGCAGACAAAGAGAAGTACGCGGGCTTAGGCCCTAAACGCTACGCAATCGAATCTGCAAAGCAGACAGAGTTTACTACCGAAGACGGCAGCACTAGGGTTACTAACGAGGTTAAGATAATCACCCCTGGAGAGCGAAGGAACATTATCAATGACTTGTGGGACAAACTCGGACTGGATAAAGACGCGAGTCAATCAGATAGAGTCTCTTTCTTGGAACGATTTGCTTCTATTGGCTCAAGACTTGGAAGATCAAAGCCTTCAGGGGGACCAACAAGCGGGCAGGGATCTTGAAAATCTCTGGTATTGGCGCTGTGCTTCGGATGTTGAGCTATTCGCTATGGCTTACTTTCCTCATTACTGCCAATTCGATTTTAATGAGTTTCATACTGACCTTTTCAAATCAATGGGCTTTATGGAAAGGGCGGTTAGACGTGCTCGCGCTGCACCTCGTGGTTATGCAAAGTCAACGATTGCGGCCCTTATTAAACCTATCCACGATGTCTGTTATGGACTTGAGAAGTATGTGGTCGTTGTCTCAAATACACAGGACCAGGCGAATCAAAAACTTCGAGACATTCGGAGCGAGGTACTTACTAACATTAACTTGGTACATGATTATGGAATCTCTTTTCATACTAAGAAGCCAGGTGAAACGCAGTACACACTACATTGCAACAATCATTCGTGCTTATTTACGAGCTATGGCGCGGGCGTGGAAATACGGGGCATTCGGTTCGGTGCTGACCGACCCACAAAAGTCATTCTCGATGACTCCGAACACTCTGAGGAAGTTCTTAACGAAGCCCTTCGTAAGAAGTATGAAGACTGGTACTTTCAGGTAATCTCCCAGATCGGGACTAAAGAAACCAATATAGATTTTATTGGAACAGTTCTTCACAGAGAGAGCTTGTTAATGCGTCTGCTGAAGAATCCTGCATATGATGGGGCGGTATACAAGTCCGTAATCTCTTGGAGTGAGCGTCAAGACTTGTGGGACAAGTGGACCCTTATCTATACGGATCTGGACAATAAAAACAGACTTGCAGAAGCGCAAGCATTCTACGACAGCAACAAGACTTCCATGCTTCAAGGAACTAAGGTTCTTTGGGCAGACAAGGAAACATACTTAGACTTGATGAAGGAGCTTATCGAGAAGGGTAAGCGAGCCTTCATGAAAGAGAAGCAGAATGAGCCCCTAGGGGGCGATGAGGCACTTTTTGAGCGGTTGCACTGGTATAGGGAAACCGGCGAAGGCCTGGTGATTGAGAGCACAGGAGCCTTGCTTCCCTGGAAAGAACTCAAAGACCCGCACGGCAGGTGGCTAAATGCATATGGGTGTCTAGATCCCGCAACGGGTCAAACCAAGGCTAGAGCGGGCAAGTTGGGAGACTTCTCATGTATCCTGAGTGGTTTAAAAGATATTAAAGGGAGACTACTTGTCCATAAAGACTGGACCAAGAGAGCGGCTCCAACTAAGTACATCACCGAAGTTTTTGAGCAGCACATGATTATGAATTTCCAGAAGTTCGGAGTTGAGACTAATCTTTATAGAAATCTGCTACTTCCGAACATAATTACAGAACGCAAGAGAAGGGAGCAAGAAGCTAAGCGAGTGATTCAATTGCCCTTCTATGATATCGAGAACGTAGATAATAAAGAGAAAAGGATCTACACTTTAGAGCCGAAGGTAACTCACGGGTGGGTTTTGTTTAATCGCGCATTGAGCCAAGAATTTGTAGGACAGCTAGAGGCTTTCCCACATGGCGATCATGATGACGGGCCTGACACACTTGAGATGTTGTGGGGCCTGGTGAATAATAGATACAAGGCGTCAAGCCTTAGCGTTGATGTCATGGGAAACCGATAGGAGATTTGAATGCCTCGAACTATTGATCGAATGGGAAAAGGATTGAAGGGCTTAGCGGGAAGGTTTTCCCAGATCCCCACTCGATTGCAACGGCATGCAGCCAATAATCTTGGCGTGATAATGAATGACCAAGTTACGGGCTATAAAAAAGTACGATTAGATTCTTTAGACTTGTTGGATAAATATTACGACAAGACTCAATACGACGGGCTACCGGATTGGGATCAGTCAATAGACAGCAACGAGTACATCGCGGTTAGGAAACGAAAGCCCCGAATCAATTACAATGTGGCAAAAGTAATAGTTGACAAGGTAGGAGGCAAGATAACGGGAGCCGCCACCTTCCCTTTGTTTAAAATTGAAGATAGTCCAGACGACACAGAGTTTTTCCGCATGGTTCAGAAGCTTTCTGGATTTCGTAGAAATATGGTGGAGCCCATTAGGAAGACGCTTCTCTCTGGTGCTTGTTATGTAAGATATGAGCTGGTTGAAGGCGATGTGATAATGGAATGGGCTCATTCCAAGCACTGTTACCCTACGTTTGATGCTTCGGAAGAATTGACTCAGATAGAAGTTAGATACGTCTATGAAGACCCAAACGACAAAGATGCCCGCGGAAAGTTTAAGAAGAAGTGGTATCGAAGAATGTCTACTAAAACGGCAGAGATTCTTTATGACAATCCAGAGTATCGAGAGGGGTCTATCCCTACGTTCGTAGAAGTTTCTAGGAACGATCATAACCTTGGATGGGTACAGGGAGAGTGGCTACGAACTTCTAAGAAGAAGTTTTCTCCTGATGGAGAATCCATAGTAGAGCCTATTCTAGATTTCATTGATGATATGAATTATTCACTGTCTCAAACTTCCCAGGCTGTCGGGTACAACCAAGATCCGCAGTTAGCGATGAGGAACATGAGCGAAGATGAGTTGGGGGAACTTATCAGGTCTTCTCAACGAGCTTGGAATCTTGGTCGTGAGGGAGAGGCGAACTTCATAGAAGCAGACATGAAAGGGGTCACTACAGCTGGTGAGTCTAGACAAGAGTTTAGGAATCTGATGCTAGAGGTAGTGAGAGTAGTTTTGCATGACCCTGAAAAGATGGTAGGCAGTGCGCAAAGTGCTAAGGCGTTGGAGCTTCTTAACGCTCCTCTTGTGGAACTAATTGACGATCTACGTACTAGCCTTGAAGAGAGCATGAAGAAGTTGCTACTTAAGATGGGGCTAACCATATTGATGGTTACAGAACAGGGGTTTGAAACTGCTTTAACATTCCCCCAAGGTTATCGTCCTAAGTCTCTAGACCTTTCAATAACATGGCCTCCTATTTATCCGCTAACCATTGAGGACATTCAAAAGAAAGTAATGGCAGCAGTGCAAGCGACTACAGCCAAATTTTTATCAAGAGAAAGCGCCACTCGTTGGGTGGCCGCTGATTTTGGCATTCAAGACATTGACGAAGAGATTGCTAAGATTGCAGCAGAACCAATTCTTAATCCGTTTGGGACATTCTAATGCCATTCAAATCTGAAGCACAAAGACGGTTTATGTACTCGCAGCATCCTGACATTGCCAAACGATGGCAGAAGGAAACTCCTAAAGGGAAGATTCCTGAGAAGAAAAAGGGAAAGCCCAGATTTGGAAAATATAATGGGAAACCAGGGGTGAAACGTGGCTGAAGGAATTAGATTCATTCGCAAGCACGGCAGAATAATTCCTATTCATGATAGAAACGGGAATGTTAGAGCAAAGAGATCAAGCGACGTTAAGAAGGGGTCTGCTGCTATTGGCGGCGCTGCGGCAGTAACCGCTGGGTCAGCTACCGCTTCGGGACTTCTTAATAGGAAGTCAGCTAGAATTTTTAATGAGTCAGTAACTCAGGGAAAAATTTACGCAGCTAAAAAAGCAGAGATAGCGATAGAGGAAGCGCATAATACTTTGTTTATAGCACCTCTTCGCAGGTCAGCAGCGCAACATTTGAATCTGGCCAGAAAGAACATAAGAATATCTAATGTTATGCACGCCAATTCCAGAGCCATTCAACGTAGCGGAAAGACGGCGGCTGTGGCTTTAGTTACTTATGGAGTGGACAAAATAACTCCAGATAAAGTTAAGAAGAGTAAAGCAGCTCGCGTTGCTATTGATACTTCAGCAGCAATAGGAACTGCCTTTGCTTTGAAGTCTATCTACTACAGAATAATGCAACCAAAAGTCACTGATGCTTCAGGCAAAGCAATAAATGCTACCTGGCACGCCATTAAGACAGCGGCTAAAGTTATTGGGTACAAAGGTCGTAAGGCCTGATGCCAAACTTCTTTGATGAGGCAGACGCTAGCGGGATAGTGGAAGACCACATCAAAAAAGTTCTGTCTCTTGAAGCCAGCGAATCAGATAAAATTCTCTCCTCATACTCAGGAGTCAGAGATCAGTTAATCCAAAAGTTATCCAGGTTCCCACCAGGGAGTTTCACAGCCCAGCACTTAAGAGGAGTTTTGTCCCAGGTTCAAGGGGCTATTGAGGCCATGAATTCAGGGATGAAAGACTCTCTGTCACATAGTGCTTACGATTTTGCAAGCGCAGGTATGCAAGACAACATAGACGAGATAAATCTGTTTGATGAGATGTTTACTGGGGCAGTTACACCCATCAATCTCAATGCAGCTCTTGCGGCTAGAGAAGTTTCTAATCTTCTGACCACAAAATACGAAACGAATCTAGAAGCCTATGGGAACGATCTGCAAACTCAGATAACCAACGGTTTGTTTTCTGCGGCTTTGGGGGAAGTGAATCACGAAGAAGTGGTAGGTAGGATCTCAAGTTTCTTTACTGCGGAAGAATGGAAACTCCGCAGGATAGTTAGGACAGAGCTACATAATATCTATAACGTAGGGAAGCTTCGTTCTATGGGTGACTTGTCAGAGGGTCAGATTCCCGATCTGATGAAGACGCTCATGCATCCGATGGATGACCGAACGGGAGATGATTCCAAGTACGCTGCTAGGGTTAACCTAGTGGCTGCGATAGACGAGCCCTTTCAATACACCTGGAGAGGGAAGCCTAGGGAATTTATGGCTCCTCCAGACAGACCAAACGACAGGGCTATTTTGGTTCCTTACCGAAGAGAATGGGGCACGGTGCGAGGCGGAGCCTTCCTACCTGGCACTTATCCCGAGGCATAAAAGCAAGCGTCAATAACTTGACATATAAAAATAAAAATCTATGGGATACGCTCTAAGTTCAAGCATTAAGTGCCGATTGATTCGGTACGGAAAGGGTTAAATGACTCTTGAAGAGTTATTGGCGGCAAAGACGGCGGCGGTCGCAGCGGCGGCAGCGAAACCAGAAGATGAGGCTTTAAAATTAGCGGCAGAAGAAGCAACGAATGCTTACGATGCTGAAAAGGCCAAGTCCGAAGAAGGCGCGTTAGAAGACGATGACCCAAAGTGGGATGCAAAAACCACTGCGTACATTAAAAAATTACGCAAAGAGAATCAAGGTCAAAGAACGCGAAACAAGGAATTGATTTCCGATAAGCAGGCTTTGACTGAAAGACAGAAGGCGATTTTAAAAGCTGCTGGCATTGAGGATGATTCCGATAAGCCAGAAGAACAGATAAAGTCTCTTTCTTTAGGCAATAATCAATTGGCGTTTAGAAATGCGGTTCTTGAAACTGCTGTTGCCAATGGTATCTCTGGTGACGAAATCGAGTATTTTGAATTCCTGGTATCCAAGGCAGTGAATGCTTTGGGTGACGAAGAGGAGCTTTCAGAAGAACAGCTTCTTGAGATTGCCGGCAAAGTAAAAAAGGCCAGCAAGTCAGGCGCGAATACTGGGTTGAAATCAGGGGATGGAAAAGGCAAAGGCCCTGATCCAAAGCCAGGCGAGTCGGGGGAAATATCTCTCGATGATTTCTGTCACATGGGCATCATTGAGAAATCGAAGCTTTATGACAAGAATCCAGAAAAGTACAAGGCACTGTTTTCGGAAGCCAAACTCAAAAAACGAATTTAATCCTAGGAGGATAACATGCCCGCAACACAGGCATCAGATTTTGCTTTTCAACCCAAAGTTTGGCAAGACCACATCATGGCCTATTTTGACCGTAAGTTGGTCTATGGTGCCTTTGCACTTCGTGACGACAGCTTAACGGCTGCTCCAGGTCTGACTCAGAACTTCCCGTACTTTAAGAAGATCGGGGCGGTTCAAGAGCCTGCTGAAGACGAAGGTCTTGCGGTAGACAGCTTGACCGATGACTCTTTCAACGTGACCGTGAAAGAAGTCAGCAAGGCTGTTGGCGTGACCAAGAAGGCTTTGAAGTCTACTGCTGCTCGCCAGGAGCGAGTCATTCAGGAGATTCAAGAGCAGATTGGCCGCGTAATGGCAGAAAAAGTGGACGCGGATCTGTACACGGAGTTTTCGGCGAATGCCACGCTTGGCTACCAAGCTGCGCTCGCTGGCGACACGATGAACATTCGCACGATGAACACTGGTAAGATCAAAGCGTTTGGCGATAAGCATAAAGATGCTGTTGTCCAGTTCATGCATTCCTTTCAGTTCCTAGACATGATGACCGATACCACGGCAGGATTCTTGAAAGCCGATGCTATGGACCCCATGTTTCTAGTGGAAGGTTTCGAGGGCCGGTTGGCTGGAATGGCGATCATTTCAGTTGATACCCTTGCCAAAAACTCGGGCGGTCAAGTTGGTGGAAAAGACACCTACGACTCGTTCATCCATAAAGCCAATGCTTACGGCTTCATGGTTAAACAAGAGATGGAGTTGGAATCAGACTACGATATTCTCCATCGTCAATGGGTGTTCGCTGGTGATCATTGGTACGGAGTGAAATCATTCCATGCCAAGATTTCTGCGGATTTCAAGAAAACCGCGAAACTGATCACTACATCGGTCAACTAAGAATTAGGGTGGAGGGAGCGCGTTGCGCTCCCTTTACTTCGGCCACAAACACTTTTTAAGGAGAGATTAAATGTCTTCAGTAATGAACAATGAACTTAATCCCCACGTTGTACTAGTTCCGATTGGTACTCGTGCGGCAACGGTCACACTTCCTGGGTTGCATGCCCGTAAGAAACTCCGCATCAAGAAGGTTCATCTTCTCAATGGTGCAGGGATCACGGCAGACAACACCAATTTCTTGCAGGTTAGCTTGCAGGATTTGTTGGCTGTTGAGTATGCTACTTTAGATACTCGTGCAGCCAATCAAGGCGCAGTAGTAGCCAACACAGCTAAGGAGTTAGCCAAGTCAGTTGGAAAACTGGCCACGGATAATTCTGGTGAATTGGAAGTTCCTGCACTTACCAATTTGCAGTTGGTTGTCACCAAGAACGGTACTGCCGTTCCTACCGACGCCACTTTGTCGATTGAGTATTATCCGCTTTAATAATATCTAGGGGCAGGGAAACCTGCCCCTTTTTCTATTGGCCTGGTGCCAAAGAAAGAGGGACTATGGGTTTGATGATGGCTAGAAGGCGCGCAGAGGCCGCGGCAAAAAAGAAGCAGGAAGACGAAAAGAAATTAAAGGCGGAAAAAAATGGCCCTAACAAGCACGCAGAAAAGCAAGATAGTGCAGCTACTAGGGTACGGCGGTAAGGTACTCCAAGAAAATTCGGTCATCTACAACAAGACTACCGCAGATAGACTAGAGACACTTCCAGAAGGCACAGAAGAATTAGTAGTTGCATATCTAGAGGGTATCGCTTCTATAGAGTTGCAGATTTCAGAAGCTCCCACCAGGCTAATTGCCAAGAAAGTTGGCGACATCGAATTGAACAATAACGAATTGGAAAACTTGAGAAGCGAGCGAAAGCGCATGACTCGCGAGCTTTCGTTGCTGATAGACATTCCTATTGTGCAAGGTGCTAGCGGTATGATGGTTCCGGTTATCTCATGAGCAAAGGAATCATAGACAGCCTGCTTCCCGCAGTGGACTCCATCTTAGGGGTCAGGGATGCTATAGGAGCTGTTATTGATCCTATCTACTTTGTGACCCGTACTTGGGATGGGGAAACGATGGGGGAAGGGGCCGCAATCGACACCCTGGAGCAGATGCTTCCCTCCCCAGGGCTGAAGGACTACTCTCAGAGTTTGCAGATAAAAGAAGGCGGAGCTGTAAAGCAGGGAGATATCTTCTTGATCAATGTCTCTCGTAACAAATACTCTGAAGCAGATTTGGATGGGTCTTCTTCGGGAGTAAATGTGGAGCAGCTTTACCTAGTAGGTGATAAACTTTATCAGGTAATTAGCATCAAGAAGAAGTACGTCACTTGGGACGTGCAACTAAGAGAATTAACTAATCAACGGAGGTACGGATCGTGAAAGAGCAAGTATCAAAAGAAGTAGACAGTTCTGCGGGCGATGTAGGAATGAAGGGTGTAGATGCTGGACAGCAGGATCGAATGTATAACCCTTTGGATGTGGCAGAAAAAGGGAAGGTAAGCGACAAGCTTAACTCTGATTCTGCTCGCTACAAGAATGGACCTGGACCTGTCTAATGAATTCCGTCACTGGATTTTTTCGTAGAAACGGGAAGGTAATTCCGATCCGTTCATCTTCTGGTGAGCACCAGCAGAAAGGGAAT